CAGTTCGGCATTCGTCTTGCGCATGCCCTGATGCAGGTCGCGCAGGCCGTCGAGGTCTTTTTGTTGCTTGTTCAGCTCGCGCAGGCGGTCGCTGGTGTCCTTCAGTGCCTTACCGGTGTCCTTAGCACCGCTGGCGATCTTCTTCAGCGGGGCGGTGATTTTCTCCATCATAGAGAACACCACCTGCATTTTCAGTTCATTTGCCATTTACTCTGCCCCGCTTCTTACTCGCGCGCGCTCGCGCCACTTCATGAGGTCTGCCAGCTCCAATTCGTCCATCGCGGCCGGTGGCCAATGAAACACCGTCGCGATGTCCGCCATGGCGTCTTCTACTTCGATTGGGAGACCAAGACGCGGTCCGCCTTCGGTGCCAAAAAAACAGAGACCTCCATGCCGCACTTGATCAGGTCGGCCGGGTCCATGGCGGCGACATCGAACTGCGTCAGCGCGGGTTCGCTGATACGCGGCAACACCACCTGCAGGGCGCTCACGTTCATGTTCATGAGATCCATCAGGCTGACGCCGCGCAGGGCCCCGGACTTGGGACGGCGCAGGGTCAGTTCGCTGATTTGGGTATTGCCGCGCGTCAGCGGCTCGTCCAGCTCGATGACGACGGTTTCGATCTTGGTGGCGGGTGCGGTGGTGGTAGTCATGGTGTTTCCTTGTCAGATAGAGAAAGGCAGGCAGCGTGACGCCGCCTGGCGATTACAGGCCGATAGCCTTGCGGATGTCGGCGCGGCGATCTTCGCCGCCGACGATCTCGATACCGTTCATGAAGTCGAAATCGAACATCACTTCGTTGTCGATGGTGAGCTTGTAGGCGCTCAGGGGCATGCTGAACTTGTGCGAGGTGTCATCACCCACCTTGGCATTGCCCATATCCACTTCTTTATAGCGGCCGCGCACGGTGATTTCCACCGCCTGCACGGAACCGTCATCGTCGTTCTGGTATGCGCCTGCGAAGCGCAGTTGCACGGCGCCATGGGACTTGGCCGCGTATTGCTTCAGGGCTTCCTTGACCAGGCCGCCGGCGGTCCACTCCAGCTGGATGGCTTCCTGGCCCAGGTCCACCGACACGGGGCCGGACATCCCGCCCGCGCGGTATTCTTCCATCTTGCGCGACAGCTTCGGCAAGGTCACCTCAGTGGCCATGCCGGCAAAGCTGATGCCGTTCTCGAACAGGTTGAAATCCTTCAGTTTGTGGGGCATGCCCATGTTTTGCTCCTATGATGTGAGGACGGGAGGCGGCCGGGCTTACCGGCCGGCTACCCATTAGGCGGCGACGCGCGCGGCGAAGTCGGCCAGGTATTGATCGGTAATGCGCTGCTGGAACAGCAGGTTTTCCACGGGCGGCACTGGCGTGTAGCCGTAGTCGATCACGAGCTGGCCGGCCTTCAAGGTTTCCTTTTCGTTGAACTGCTCGTCGAACCAAGCTTCACCGTCGATGATGTAGCCGCTGGCCTTCAAGGATCGGAACTTGGCATTGATGCTGGCCAACAGATCCTTGACGAGCGAGGGCGTCATCGGCAGGTCGACATAGACCATATGCGCCTCGGCAATGGTGTCGGCCAGCACCTGCGCGGTGCGGGTGTAGTTCTCGAAGGGGAAGTAACCGCCCTGGATTTCGCAGGTGCGCGAGCCCCAGAAGCGGTAGCCGCTCATGTTGATGAGGGTGGTGACTTCCTTGGCATTGAGCACGCCCGCATCGGTGGCCGAGTCCTGCAGATCCCAGAACACGTCCCGGCTGATGCCGGTCGGGCCGTTCACCACCACATTGGACAGCGTCTTGTGCCAGCCGGTCTGCTCGTCGATCTTGGCACGCAGGCCTAGCGCGTAGGCCACGGCCGAGATACTGACATCCGCATTCGAGGTCGTGTCCCACGAGACGAATTCCGGCCAGATCAGCATGACTTCACGCTGGCCGAACTCCGCACGGTAGGCGGTGGCGGCCACCACCGTGGCGCAGTTCCAGCAGGATGCGTAGACGAAGGCGCGCAGGGTCTGCGCCAGGGAGGCCAGTGCATTGGTCACCGCCTTGGTATCCAGGCCGGGCGCGCCCAGGATGCGCGGCTTGATACCGAGCTTGGCTTGTGCCGCCAAGAGGGCCTTGGCGCCGGTATAGCGGCCGTCGGCCGAGACGCCGCCGATAACCAGACTGGTTTGCTCGGCTTCGTCGTCGCCCTCAGCCACGCGCACGAGCACCACCAGCGGTTTGGCCTGTGCCGCGATGGCTTCCAGCACTCGGCGCATGGTGCCGCGCTTGCCAGCCTTGGCCTGCGCCGCGACAACATTGGTAATCAGAACTGCGGTATCCAGCGGGAAGGCAGTCGCATCCGCATCATCGGCCGTGACGATGACGCCGATGACTGCGGTGGAGATAGTGCGGATGGGGCGCGTGCCTTCGTTGATTTCGATGACGCGCACGCCATGGTGATAGTCAGCTGCCATATTGATAACTCCTAGTGAGTGCGGTTTAGGCTTGCGCCAGGGATTCTGCGGTCGGCTCTTCCACCGGTTCCGCCGGCGCGGGAATTTCTTCGATGACCCACTCGCCGGCGGTGTCATATTCCGGGTCCAACGGACGGAAGGGCGAGAGCCAGCGCGCGCGGTGGCCAGTCGGGATTTCCGGCACGGCCATCTGCACCGCCTGATAAGGCACGTTAAGACGATCCTCCATGGGGAAGGGGTAAGCAGTCACGGTATGCAGAAAAATGCCGTTGTCGTCGGTCTGGTAGCAAGTAATCGGGGGCATGATCAGAGGTGAATACGTGGATTGAATGCGGTATGTTTGGGGGCTGTTTCTGCGCCTGCGATGCCGGCGGCCACAACACCGGTCACGGCCCGCGTGCCAATGGCTTGAGAGCCCCCCGCGCCGTAGGGAACGACATCAGTGCCGCCCACCCCGCTGGAAAAGATCAGGCCGTGGTTGTGGTCCTTGAGCGTGTCCCCCTTATAAGCGCCAAGGGTGCGCGCACTGCCGTTATCTGCATCCGTGCCGGTGAAACGGGGAAACACGTCGCGAAGATCCGGAAAACGGAAGGTATTGGCATCCACATCGGCGAACTTGAACGTCTTCGCGGTCCAGTTCCCGGCCGCGACGCTATGCCCGTTCTGCTGTGCCCATGCCCAAATCGATGCTTGGCTAGTCTTCGAGCCAAGCCCGCCGACCAAGTCAGCCTCATACGATCGAGGTGCAGCCGTGGTGCCAAATTCCAACGTCCCGCAGCGCAAGGTCCGGTAACCATGAAACTCGCCAGTGCCGACTACGTCCACCCACTCCATCAGGCCAATGCTCTTGACCATCACGACATCGACCAGCTTCTTTGCAGGAACGGCCGTCAGGAATGGAATTACCCCGGCCATGGCTTGCGCAATCGCGCTGGCCACAAACTCGATATTGGCCACCTGCCCCACATCGGCACCGGCCGCCGGGGTAGGTACTACCGGCTGGCCAGTGAACACAGGTGATTTGAGTGGTGCCAAGTCGGCATGCGTGTGCGCCTTCGGTGCCGCGTAAGCCACGATGGCATCATCCGCATATTTGCGGGTGGCCAGCACTACCGCCGGGTCAATTTTCAGCTCGACGGCTGCGGTGCTCGACACCAGCAGGACAACGCGCACGACCTGATCCTTTCCGGCGCCATCACTTAGCAAAGGCTTATAGCTGGGCGGGCAGTTCGCGACTGCGCACAAGTTGCCGGCATCGTCGAAGATGCCGATTTCGCGCACCCACCAGCCGCCGACATCTGCCGGCAACACCTGCTCGATGATGATCTGACTGGGATTCTTCGGATCCTTGTCGAGGGTATTGATCGGGGCGCGGCGCTGCTCCTTGATCAGGCTTGTCTGCTTGCGGTCGGGCACCGGCACAACGCCATTACCATCGCCCACGGCCATGTGCGTGAGCTTCAGCGGAATGCCCAGCGCCAGGGCATTGGCGATTCGGGCCTCGCCGATCTCGGTCGGAATAGAAAAATAGGTGCTCATGGGTAGATGCTCATGATTTCAATAATGTGGGTGGCGCAGCCGATGAATGGCCCGCCGGCGGTCTCGATGCTGTCAGGGGACCAGGGATAGACCGTGACGGCCTCGCCAAACTGCGCGTATGCGCCCACGTTGATCTGTCCACGGGTCTCCAGATGGATGCGCAGCCCGGTCAAATGGCGGGACAGCGGCTTGGCGTCGTCAATGAGGCGTTCCATTTCGAGGAACATTTCATCGGTGATGCCCGAATCCAGCACGCCGACCTCAAGAGCGAAGGTGCCGCGCGGGCCGGGCGGCTCGGTCTGCCACCATTCACTGATCTTGATGATGTAGCCCAGGGACTCGACCACGCCGCGCACGGCAGCGATGGTGCCCTTGTGCTGGTGGATGTAGCGGGCGGCCTTGATCGTGCCGCGCTTGATGGTCTCAGGCCAGGTATCGTCCCAGCGATCCACCGAAAAAGACCAGGCCAGGAAGGGCAGCAACTCCACCGGGCAACGGTCGGGATTCCACAGCAGACGAAGCGGCACCGGCGTGTCGGCCAGGGCGGCGCAGGCGCGCGCAAGAGCCCGCTCCAGGGGCGTGGTATTGGGCGGCAGGGTCGGGACCGGGTTATACATCGTCCACCTCTTCCAGCACCTCGGCGGTGATCGTGATGCCGGTGCAGCGTGCCGCTTGCGTGCGCACGCACAGAATGTCCGCCGCAGGGGATTTCACGACGACATTGCGCACGCCTTCGACCTTCAGCGCAGCCACGTAAGCATTGCGATAGACGCTATAGCCGAGCGGGCGCAGCGGCTTGGAGATGGCGGCCGCGTTCGACCGGGCGGCGTTCAGAGCGATGGGCGCCTCTGGACCTTTCTCGACATACACCACCGCTTCCAGCACGTAATCGGTGACCTGGCCCTGTACCACCGAGACCAGATCGCCCAGGGGCCGGACGTCCTCGGCCGATAGTGCGGCATCGACGGTTTGCAGCAGGTCGGCCGGCGCCTGCCAGTCATCCGAGTTCGCCAGGACCGCCACCACGACTTCACAGGGGGCAGGGCTGACGGCGCGCGCGTCCAGCACGCGGCCATCGGCACTGCGCGCGTGGAATTCATAGGCATTGCGCGGCCCCGCCGTGTGGAGCGAACTTTCTCTTTGCTTCAATAACAGGAAACATCGCCGGGTGGGATCCGAACGCGCCGGCGGCGGGATCAACCACTGCTGTGATTGCGGCGAGTCATCCCGGCCACGTCTACACCGGTCTAGCTATAGCGAATAATGGCAGCAACCATCTTTACG